CGAATTTGACTACACCCAGAGACGCTTGAGGCAATATGGCCAGTACGTCAATAAATCGAAATATATTAGAATGGACATGAACCCAGATATTGAATCTGGCCTCATGGACGCGAGACTTCTTCCATTCGGCTGTACGGGTCCTTTGAGATTCAAGACGGTCGAGGGAACACCACCAACCGCCGACTTCACCGGTATTGACATCGAGGGAGCAAGTAGTTTCCTCCTTGGCTCTGGCTCTGTCCCGCTTTGCGATCCCCCCGAGGGAACACTGGGCGCCGACTCTATTTATGTTGGATCAGGATCCACAGTCATCGCCGGTCTAAAACTTAATTTCCCAGAGCAACTTCTGAGATTATCCGCCTCCGATGGCGGAATCGCAGACCCAACCGACGCTTATTTCGGCCCAATGTCCACTCAAACTAGAGCCTCCTCCAGGATAGACTTGGGGTGGGGAGATTACATGTGGAGAAAGCCTGAAGATGTCACAGCAGAAGACTCTCTGGCTGGAATCACCAGCGACCTTGTTGAGTATAGCTGGACAGTTTCCCTTGACGATGTGGTATTGTCTGGATCCGCTACAGCATTTTGGCAATCTGGCTCCCGAGCCGCAGGATCCTCTGCAACAGCAGTATCTTCCTCTTGGCAAGAAATCCTCACACAAGGATATAACAGGATCACAGCGCCTCTTTATGGTGGCTTCGACGGTCTTGATATCACCGAGGCAGAGCCATTTAGAAACGGCCTTCTTGACGATGGCGGAAATTTAGATACAGCCAACTACGCATTCAATTCTATCAAGAGATCCGTCGATACAGTCAAAGATCCAGATTTTGTTGAGTGCAACGTCATGACAATTCCGGGAGTAACTAACGCATCTTTGACACAACATTTAATCGATACATGTGAAGACCGAGCAGACGCCTTGGCAATCATTGATATACCCCAAGTATACACGCCATTCACGGACTCCGATGAGACATTCCAACAAAGAAATCAGGCGACGATTACAGAGTGTGTCAGCAATTTAAGAACAAGGGGAATTAACTCTTCTTACGCATGTACCTACTATCCCTGGGTTCAGGTTCTTGATACAATCTCGAATCAACTCTTGTGGGCTCCTCCGTCCGTTATCGCCCTGGGCACGTTGGCCTCTTCAGAAGCAAAATCTGAAGTCTGGTTCGCACCAGCAGGATTTAATAGAGGTGGTTTGACAGAAGGCGCCGCAGGGTGGCCAGTAACAAACATTACGAGAAGACTGACATCCAAGGACAGAGACAATCTCTATGAAGCAAATATCAATCCGATCGCGACATTCCCATCAGAAGGAATTGTGGTCTTCGGACAAAAGACTCTACAGGTCACGAGATCTGCACTGGACAGAATTAACGTTCGCAGATTGCTAATTTACATCAAGAAGCAGGTTTCTAGAATTTCATCAGGAATCTTATTCGATCAAAATGTTCAAGTAACTTGGAACAGATTCTTGGGCGAAGTAAGACCATTCTTGGCGAGTGTTCAATCCAGACTTGGGTTGAGCGAATGGAAAGTCATTCTTGATGACACAACAACAACGCCAGACTTGGTAGACCAGAACATCATGTATGCGAAGATCTTCTTGAAGCCGGCACGAGCAATCGAGTTTATTGCGGTCGACTTCGTAATTACGAGAACCGGAGCATCTTTCGATGATTAATCCAAGTAATTACATTTTGAGCGACTACTTAATAGTGCGAAACGAAGCACAAGGGAGAATTAGTTAAATGGCGTTTTGGACTGATGCACAATTTGAAGATCCGAAAAGAGCATATAGATTTTTGGTTGATATAGGTAGAATGCCTAATGGGGCAACTTGGTACGCCAAGAGCTGCAAAAAGCCGGAAATCACAATCTCTACAATCGAACACAACTTTTTAAATCATAAATTTTATTATCCAGGAAGGGCAGAGTGGGGCGAGGTTACAATTACTTTGGTCGACCCAGTGAGTCCGGACGCGGCAATTAACACGGCTGCAATTATTAGAGCAAGTGGATATAATCCGCCAAAAGACGTTACTGATACAACAACAATCTCTAAGCAAGCATCTGTTGCAGCGATGGGATCAGTTGTTATTTCTCAAATTAACTCTACTGGTCAAGCCGTTGAAACCTGGACTCTTTGGAATCCCTTCCTTACTGGCGCGACTTATGGAGAGTTGGATTATTCTTCGGACGAAATGACCGAGATTACCCTAACTGTTCGATATGATTGGGCTGTAATCGAAACACAAACCGCTTCTGAAACTGGAGCGAAGAGGCCGGACGGAAAAGACGTTGATAGTAACACTTTCTTTAGTCCAGGAGACAAATAGCTAAAATTTAAAATGTGAGGTGATATTTGGCTAGAAATAACTCGCGCCGCACAGGCGCAGAAGACGAAAAACCGGGAGCGAAGAAAGTTGATTCTCCGCCCCCAAACATGGCTCCTTTGGATTTTTCAACCCCCACGGAGTTCGTTGAACTCCCCTCGGAAGGAAGATATTATCCGGAGGACCACCCATTGCACAATGAAAGTGTAGTTGAAATCCGCCACATGACGGCGAAAGATGAGGATATTTTAACCTCAAGGGCACTCCTCAAGAAAGGACTAGCCCTTGATAGGTTTTTGAAGAACATCCTCGTGGATAAGAGAATTGACATGGATTCGCTCTATGTCGGTGATAAAAATGCCATCCTTGTTGGCGCAAGAGTGACAGGCTACGGCCCAAGTTACGATACGCAGATTACATGTCCAGTTTGTACAACAACTAACAAATTTTCTTTCGATCTCGACGAGCCAGCTGTTTATTCTGGCAGAGAATTTGGAGAATATGATATTCTGGAAAATCCACAGGGGACTTTTACAATTAAGACGCCGGCCACGAAGGTTGATGTCGAAGTTAAATTATTTACAGGAAGAGACGAAAAATATTTAATGAAGAACGCTGAAGAGAAGAAGAAAAGAAAACTTCCGGAATCTTCACTAACCGATCAATTAAATTTAATGATCGTCTCGGTCAATCAAAGAGAAGATAATGTTACAATCAAATCTTTTATTGACAATATGCCCGCAAGGGACGCAAGATATCTTAGAGAGGCCTATGAAAAATGTGTGCCCAACGTTGATCTCGCTCAAGGCTTCACATGCAGCACATGTGACTACGAAACAGATCAAATGGAGGTGCCGTTTACGACGGACTTTTTTTGGCCTAAGTGATAAATACATCGAGAATGTATATGAAGAGTTTTTCGTTATGAAATACTATGGTGGTTGGTCTTTTACTGAGGCTTATAATTTACCAGTAACCGTCAGAAGATGGTTCTTGGAGAAATTAATAAATCAGATGAAGAAAGAACAAGAAGCTATGGAGAAGTCAACGAAGAAATCTAAAAGGTAAAGAAGCCGGTAATGCCGGCTTCTTTTTATTTTTAATACTATTTAATGTAGTGAGGGTTTATATATGGAATCTTTGAATGAAGGTGAAATTGTCGAGGTCATCATCGACCTGGAAGAGTTAAAAAAGAATGATCAACTGAACGAAAGTTTTTTGAGAATGATGGGCTTTTGGGTTGAGAATATTGTCAAACATATGTTTGGAATGCCTTTCGTTTCCGGAGGTGTCCGAGGAAAATCTGGCGATATTAAAGCATTCGCCCGCGCCGTTGGAAATGAAAAAAAATATATTGAGGTTGCCAAGCAGCATGGTTTAAACGATCCAAAAACTTATAAGCAAAAATCACGACTCAAGAAGGCAACAGAGGCCTTCGAGAAAAAAACGGGCATCAAGTGGCCGTTTAAATAGGAAAAACTTTAAGAAATGTCCGAGCTAACCCACGCACAAAGACAAGCAAGAATAGAGCTTATTAAAGGCGAGACAGAGGCCCTATTAGAACTCCAAGGAGAGACGGATGATCTTGTAAAACAACAAGAACTTCATATCCGTGCGATGGAAAAACACCTCCAGCTGTTGGAGTTGACAAGTCCGCTGGAGAAAGATAAGATCAAGGATCTTAGGAAAACGATAGAGCTTCAAAAAGATTTAGCTGACGCCACGCGTGAAAATGCTGCCGCAGGCGAAAAAGTGGCTGAACAGCTCGGCGCCTTCTTCGGCCTCAATAAGAGATATAAAGATTCTATGCTGGGATCTTTCGAGGCAGCAATAACCACCGCTGAAGGACAGCAAAAGCTCGGAAAACAAATAAAAGAGACATTCAAAATACAAAACATTGCATACAGCTTTCTTTTGAAATTTACGCAAGCAACATCGATGTTGACGTGGGCTACAGATGATGCTCTTGTGGCCTTCAATAAGCAAACAGGCGCAACAAGACTATACGGCGATCAGATTATGAATCTTGAAAAGTCAATGCATCATCATGGCATCGGCATAGGCCAAGCAACAGAGGCGTATGGATCTTTGGTCAACAATGTTTATGATCTAAAAAATATGTCAAAGAGTACACAGGGTGAACTAGCAACGACCACTGGATTGCTCGCCCACATGGGAGTCTCTGCCGATTCTACAACAGCTAATATCCAACTAATGACGCGATCAATGGGTGTCTCAACCGCAGAGGCCTCGCAATACCAAAGAGAGTTATTCACACTGGCGAAAGAAATAGGCATGCCCCCCGAAGAGATGGCTGCTGGGTTTAAGGCCGCAGCGCCTAAATTAATGGCGTTCGGGAAGCAAGCCGGCAAAGTTTTCAAGACTTTGGCCGTAAACGCCCGCGCAGCAGGAATGGAAGTTGAGCAAATGCTCGGAATAGTTGAGCAGTTCGATACATTCGAAGGCGCCGCACAATCTGTTGGAAAATTAAATGCACTCCTCGGAGGCCCTTTCCTGAATTCAATGGAGATGGTCACGACGACGGATCCCACAGAAAGAATGAGGATGCTCTCGGGCGCCCTAAACGACGCTGGAAAAAGCTTCGATCAAATGACTTATTATGAAAAGAAATCAATCGCAGCAGCAGCCGGCTTATCGGACGTCAACGAACTGGCCCTTGTAATGGCCGGGAGCTTTGACAAGTCTGCCGGCGGAGCGCATAAAAGCCAAGCTGAAATTAAGAAGCTGGCGGAACAGTCAGCAGAATTTAATAATTTTCAAGAAGAGATGAATCAATTAATGAGAATGTTCGCCTTGCAATTACAGCCGGTTGTTAAATGGCTCAAGGACATGGCGCAATGGGTTCAAGAACTCAATCAATCTATGGGGGGATATCTGGCGCCAATCCTCACAGGAATCGTCATTTCGGTTGGACTCTTAATTACCGGCTTTAAAATCCTCTCCGCCACTATGAAATTTTTCGCTGCTGTACAGACGGTTCTCGCCCCATCGGTAGCAGCTAGCAATGTTGCTCTGGGCGCCTCGGTTCCTGCAATGGGCGCAGCCGGAACCGCCGCCGGCGCAGCCGGAACTCCTATGCTATATTTTGCAGCCGCAGCCTTGGCTGTTGGAGCAGCATTCTTCTTGATCGGTGCTGGCGTGGCCATCGCCGCACTCGGCATGGCCCAATTTATTAAATCGCTCCTTCTTATTCCCGCCAGTGAGTTGATTCTATATGGTCCCGCATTCATGCTGTTTGGTCTTGGGATCAATATATTAACTTTTTCGTTAGCCGCCATGGTCCCGCTGATGCCACTCGTCTTGTTTGGGATGGTGGGCTTAATAGCCGTTCTCCGGAGCCTCCACTATTGGACCTCCGGCTTGGATTGGACCTTTCTAGAGCCCCTTTCCAGCATGTTTTCTGCCATGGCCGACGCCATGAACGCCCCGGTGGAAAATTTAGTAAAAATTTCAAGTACAATCAGGGAAATTTCCGACGCAATAGGCGCTATCGATGACGTTAACGCAACAGTCGCAGTAACTAAATTGATGGAGACGACCTCCAAGTCATCACGATCCGGCGCCAACATCGTCGGGAAAAACTCGACCCAACCCATAAAACACGAAATAACACTCGAATTTGACCCAAGAAAGTCTAATTTTGAAGACTTCGTAATCAACATTGTCAACAAAGAACTAAATGCAAATCAAGGATAAACAATAAATGGCCAAGAAAAAGAAAAAAGAGGAAAGAACAGTTCGCCAAGATCCCTTCTCTGTTGCTCGCCCTGGAAGAATAAAGCCGCAGCGCACCTCCGACAAACCCGGCTGGATACAGACCCGGGAGACTAGCTATTCAGACCCGTCAGACTTTTATGCCAACCAATTTCACAATTATATACAATTCACGTCTTTAATCGACGGCTCTAGTATTAAATTCAAGGCCTTTTTGACAGCCTTCGAGGATCAATATAAGAGCGAGTGGAATAGCGAGCAGGTTTATGGAAGAAACGACCCGATCCAGACGTTTAAAAATACAACAAGAACGATAAGTCTCGGATGGGACACGCCGGCGGCGTCTTCGCAAGAGGCCTCCTTCAACATGCTGAGGGCCTCTCAATTAATAAAAATGCTCTATCCATCTTATACCGACCAAGGAAGTGTCGGCACAATCTCTTCGGCCCCCCTTATCGAGGTGAGGTTTCGAAATTTAATACAAGATTTAAACGGAGGTGCCCTAATCGTCACTCTTGATGGAATAACTTTCTCGCCAGATCTGGAAGCCGGCTTTTTTGATGCCGCCGAGCATATCGGCAGCTTCGAAGAAATCGCTCAAGACGAACTGATGCCAAAGCTTTTAAAATTTTCCTGTAATATGGTGGTCCTGCACAAGCAAACCATTGGCTTTGAGGGTGGATTATGGCCAAGCAGCATAAAAAAGTTCCCAAATCTGGCTGACACCCAAGCGCCTTATGTCGGCACTGATGAGGAGACTATCTCAGAGTTCTTGACCGGTGTGCACAATAATTTTCTGGATGAACAGGAAAAATTCGACTTTGATGAGCAGGAAGATTTGGACGAAGCAATCGCCGCCCAGGAGGGACTTGAAAAATCCGAAGAGGCCAAAAAAAGCCAAAGGCAGCAGCAGAGGGAAGACAAAAAAGCAACCCGCAAAGCAAAGAAGAATCAAACCCAAGAAGAAGCAGACAACGGCGAAGTACTCGCCGGCGACCTGCCAACTGTTGGATAATGAAAGGAAATAAATAATGTCGAGATATACAGGAAGAAAAAGACGTAGAAATAGCCCGAAGTCGGGAGAGGGCAGCTCTATATATCAGGAATTGGTAGATAATAGAAATATTAGGCAAGTGATTCAATATACTTCGCCGTCTTTCCCCCTCCTCACTGTTGCCAGAAGAAGATCTATTCAATATGAAACCCACGTTTGGAGCAGAGGCGACCGATTTTACAAATTAGCATTCGAATACTATGGGGATGCTTCTTTATGGTATTTGATCGCTTGGTATAACGAGAGCCCAACAGAGAATCACGTCAATCTGGGTGATACCATCATGATACCAATCTCTCCAGAAAAAGTAATGACGTATTTTAGTAGATAAGGAATAAGAATGAGTTATTACGAAGACAATATTTTAAGAGTTAAGCCGGATTTTGAACGAGATGCCATAAAAAAGATACTCGCCTCCACCAAGTCGTGGGCTGACTTTGGCCCCGAGTCCCCCGGAGGCGACGAGCATATCAAGCCATGGCAAAATATTCGAGCGGCGCCCAGGCTTAAAGGAACCGAGTGGGCATGGTCGTATAACAAAGCCAATTACTGGGAATTTTTCCAAAATACCATATTCGCAGGACAATCCTCTTCCAGCCCCGCCACCTTGAGCCTCCTAAATGTCCACAAACTGGCCTTTCTGGGCCCCCTAACAAAAAAATACAAAGGAAAAATGATCCCGGCGCATTTATTGGCGATCGCAGAGACCAACTATCGAATTGGCGAAAATGTAGAACTCTATAAGGAGAAATTGGTCAATCTGTGGCAAGATACACAGAAGGAATTCAAAAGCTCTTCAAGTAGCATTTGGGATGCCGGCACGGGCGGGTATGCAGATTTTATAAAATCTGTTTTTAAATTATACGGCGAAATGATTGGGATCTCTTTTGATCTATTGCCCACCGCGTTTGATAACGCGCTTGTCACCAATCATGGCACCCAGTGGCGATCTCGATATAGTTCCTGGACTAAGGAAGCCTCGTTTCAATTCGCCGATTTTCAAGAAATCCTCCTGTATCTATATTTGGAAGAGGATAATAGTCGACGGGATCGCGCCGCCAATGTGGCTGACGAAAGCTCCACCGCGTCTGAGATAGAAATTCCCGACGATGGCTCTGCCGTATCCGAACTTAAGGCCCACGCTAACGCGACTAGAGAACAAAACGTCAATGCCGGAAAAGACCTGACTACTTTTGATAGGTTGGCACTAGACTCTCTAACGTCTGGAGACGATACTTTTTTTGAAAATGCTCTCAGGCAAAGTACGCAGTGTATATTAAGATTGAGTCTGGATAGTTATGTGAAGGCTAATGAAAAAGAGTCTGGAACTTACGCCAAGTATCCCAGGTTCCACGATTCTATTTATCTAGACAAGGGCCCACCCGCATCCGGAATTAATAAGCTAGCTCATTGTCCCCATGCCCGGTCATTTATTAATATAGGTACCCTTGACGCCTCGTCGCTCGTTCCGATGGTCAGGCTGTTTAAAACATTTTATAATAAAGAGACAAATCAAATAGATAGGGAAACAGAAGTAACTTTCGACGGCTCCCTTAACAGCTCTGCTTGGAAAGACCCATTAAAGAGCCGACAAGGAGTCGGAATAAAATCAGTTGATTGGTCGCTAAATGCCACTAACCCGGCAACAGTAAGAAATGATATTGAATTCAATATCGTTTTATATTTTCAAACTTTTAATGATTTGCTCGCGGAGCGCATTGGCGAGGACATAATAACTGGTGTCAAAGAGAACTACAAATACGAAGATCTTTTATTGAGGCCCCCCGTAAACGCCTCCGAAAACGTTCCTGAAGGCGGAGAGAAGCAGTCAGAGCACTGCGCGAATAAGAAAGCAAATAGCGAGAGATATGATCCTCGCTTTTACGAAATAAAGGCACTAGTTGGCTGGGCGCCCGTATATGCAGACGACGCTCCCGACAGCCTCCCGAAGGCAATTAGAAGTCAGCAATTACCAATGTTTTTGACACTTATCGACCATGAATTTTCATTCACTCAGCAAGGCACATTTGAGCTTTCAATAAAATATAGAGCAAGATTAGAGGCGATCGGAAATGATCCCCGCTTAGACGTCCTGCGCTCCGGCGATTCCAAGGTAGAAATAAAAGAAATTGAAAAAGAAATTGAAAGTTTACAAAAAACTTGCGGATCCGAAGACACAATAGAGCACTATAGGGGAGAAATAACTAGAATACAAGAAGTTCATAGAGATAATTTAGCACAAACAATAATAGATGGGTTAGCTGATAAGATATATCTTACCTCCATATTTAAAAGAGAATTAATGAGTGCCATTGTTGGGCGCCAGCTCGGAGTTGATAAAGATATCCCCCTGTCCAAAATAGTTAATAATATAAAAATTAGCCAATCGAATGTGGAGGACAGCATAGAGGCGAAGCTTGGAACCTATAAGGACGCCATTTTAGCAGATTATAAAAAAAGAATTATAGACACATATGCAGAAAATCACCCACTCGCCGACGAGGAGGAAGACGAAAAGGCAGCCGAAAAGGCAGCCGGCTGGACAGCTGCCAATATTGCCGAGGCTTCAACAGTCCTCTCGGGCGCCGGAGCCATTCGCATCGCATATAATAGAGGCCTAACCTCTTCAACCTCGACGAACCCAGATAAGCCGACATTAACTTCCGGATATCTCGCGGACACCGAAAACGCTAAGAAAATAATTATTCCATGGTTTTATTTCGGAGATTTAGTTAATGTTGTTGTAAATCATGCTTTACCGAAGAACCAGAGTGGAGATGTCTCTTCTACTTCGAGTGTGGAGCTTAAAAATTTAATTTATCTTTTTGGATCATTTCAATATAACCTAATAAGTGGCTTCGGTGGCGCGCCAGAATCCCAAACTGCTTTTCTGACTAGCGTCCCAATTTCATTAGAACTTTACAATCAGTGGTACACGAAAAGAGTAATAGACCCAGATAGATCGACATATCCGATCCTTCAGTTTCTGAGAGACTTTATGTCAGATGTTGTTATACCGTCGTTGAATAAAACATGTTTTGATTCTCCCGAGTTCCGCGCAATGTGGTATTCTGGCGGCAACCAAATAAACGCGCGACCAGACTATGCAAAAACTAAAGAGGAGCTATGGCAGAAGTATGGCAAAAATGAGCCCCTTCGCAAAGGGGGCAAACTCGGCTCCAATAAAACCGCCGGTTACTATACCATAAACAACAAAATCTTCCCGCCCGCTGAAGGGACCCCAGGCGGCCCGTATAAGTGGTGTGAAGTTCCAAAAGTAATATTAAAAACCGCCGCCATTTCATTACCCTCTGACACCCCGGAGCCCGGAAGTCAGGGCCAAAATGTCTTAGGTCCGAACCCCCTTGAAAGAATTCACCTCGCCTCACACGCCCAGGACCCCCTTTTCGGCGGCTGGAAATACAAGGGGCTCTATCCTTATGGCTGGATAGACACCGGACAGTGGAATCCAATCGCCGAGAACGGAAGAGTTATCACCAGAAGAGAAAATGGATATGACCAGACCCTTAAAAATTCTTATCATGTAAACGTATTTTATGTAATTGGATCTGATAATTATAAAATCTTCGGGCCGCACAGGACATCGGCTGATCCGAGAGATGGTCTCCCGCCCGAACTCGTCGCATCCTGGCCAACCAGAGAGCACCGAGATTGGTTTGACCATGGAGTTCCCCACCTTTATCTAGGTGCAGATAGGGGCCTTGTAAAGGAAGTCACTTTTTCTAAAGTTGACGCACCTTATTT